AGACTGACATGCTCAACCTGCTATCGCTGACAGGCACCAAGATTCCCCAGACTCGCCGGGGTGTCCAGCAGCTTGTTGACCAGGGTGAGAAGACCACACGCGGCTTTGTGCGTGCGGGCGTGTTCGCACCGGGTACATGGTCCAGCCCTGACAGCTTCGGCAACATCGAAGTCTTCAACCGGGCCATTGAGGAAGACGGCTTCTACTGGCTGGCTGGCAGCCTGGCTGATCAGCCTCAGTCCGACCGTCAGGAGCGTAAGTCTCCAGTATTGCAGGCAGCGGTGAAGAATGCCGGTGCGATCCACAAAGTGGATGTCATTATCAACTTCAACCTGTAAGGGGCTGACACATGAGCACTATTGCACTCGCCGCTGATAGCACGTCGCTGATTCTGAATGGTGCAGGCATCACTCAGTTCAGTGAAGGCGACTTCCTGACCCTGGCCCCCGTCAATCCGCTGACGGGGCACGTCAACACACAGACCGGTGTGAACATCAATAAGCGCATGGACGGTAACGTCTATGACCTCACCTTCCGGGTGCAGAAGTACGGCGCTGATGATGTGCTGTTGACCGGGTGGATCAACAGTGAAGAACCTGTGGTGATCAACGGCAGCGTGAAGGAAACCTTCTTCCGTGACGGTCAGGAGTTCACCGAATCATGGACGCTGGAAGCCGGTAGCGTGACCACCCTGCCGACTGACACCAAGAGCAACCAGGATGGCAATGGGCAGATGGAATACGTCATCCGTTTCCGTCGCGGCAAGCGCAACATTTAAGGAGTAGCACATGGAACAGCAACAGCAACAAGGCATGGAGATGATCAAAGCCGTCTATGATGACGGCTTTGCCGAGATCAATGGTCGTGAATACCACTTCCTGAAGATGCGTCATCAGCAGCGACGAAGCGTGTTCGCGTTCTTTTCATCCATCCAACGTGATATCCAACGTCAGGACTTCAGCTTTCTGGATGACCCGCGATTCAAGAACGTGGAGAAGATCATTGAATCCAGCGTCAGCATTGATGACAGCCTGCTGGCGAAGCTACCGAACCATTGGGAAGACTACCCTCAGGACTATCTGACATTCGTCAGTACGGCTCTGGCGGTGATCAGCTACCCTTTTATGCCCGCGAGCGCTACAGGCTCGCAATCCCCCGGCGTCCCGGCTCAGAAAACTTCATCCAAAAAACCAATGTAAGCGATGAAATGTTCACGTACCTGGCGCTGGTGAAGGCCGGGTACGGTACACTGAAGGAGCTGCAAGAACTGGACACGTCTGAGCTGCTGGACATTGTGGAATTTGAGATGATCACAGCAGACATTGAACATCATAAGCTGGAGCAATCGCGCAATGGCGGTCGTAAATGAGGTAGTTACTCGGTTCAGCTTCCAAGGCGACTTACGACCGCAACGTGAGTTCAATACCGGGCTGGACAGTTCCATCAAGTTGCTTGCCGGAGTGGCAGCGGGTATCACCGCTACTTCCGGTGCAATGTTCGCGTGGGCGAATTCCGTCTTCAACACCATTGACCCCATGGTGCAGCTATCCCGAGAAACAGGGGTAGCACTGGAGTCCATTCAAGAATTGGGTTATGCCGCGTCGGTGAACGGTTCCAGCCTGGACGCGGTGTCCGCATCCGTGCGTGAGATGACCAAGCGCATCGGTGAGTTTGAGCAGCTTGGCACTGGTCCCGCGAAGGAAGTCGTGGAGAACCTTGGAATCTCTTTCCGTGACGCTAACGGGGAGATCAAGGCGGCTGATCAGGTGATGCTGGAGCTTACCGACACCATGGCGGGCATGCGTGAATCTGAGCGCATGAACGTGCTGGACAAGCTGGGCATCGATCCTTCCATGATTCAGCTTCTGTCCCTCACCAGTGAGGAAGTGGAAGGTCTGCGTGCCCGTGCGCAGCGTCTTGGCGTGGTGACTCAAGAACAGGGCGATGCAGTTGCCAGCTATAACGACTCACTGACCACTCTGCGATTCGGCATGCAGGGTATCCAGAACATGGTTGCCGTGGGCTTCGCGCCTATGATGGGTGACCTTGTTGACCGGTTTGTAAACCTGCTGGAAGCCAACCAAGACCTGATCATGAACGGTCTGAACTGGCTGGGTGAAGTAGTGGCATCCACCATGGGTATGCTGGAACGCATGTGGCCCATCTTCGCGGCTGTGGCGGCTGGCTTCGCTATCGCCAAGGTAGCGGCCATCGGTTTCGGTGGCGTCATGAGCATCATCCTCTCACCAGTGGTGCTCTGGACTGCTGCCATCCTTGGGGCGATCCTGATTGTTGATGACCTGATTGTTGCCTTCCAGGGTGGCGAGTCCGTCATCGCTGACTTCTTCGAATCGTTCTTCGGCATCGACATTCGCCCCGCGCTTCAAGCCATTGTGGCAGCGGTGGAAGAAACCGTTGCACTGGTGATCGAAGTGTTCTCCCCGGCTGTTGACGCTATCGAATCCATGTTCAAAGCCGTTGCTGCCATCATTCAAGGTGACTTCGGCGCGGCGTGGGATCACATCGGTGATGCCATGGCGTCCATGGTGGAGTATGCGCTGGGGTTGTTCACCACCCTGGCGGAAGGTGCAGGAGCCATCATGGAGGCCGTTGCTGGCCTGATGGTGGAAGGCTTCATGATTGCCTTCGACAAGCTGGCAGGTGCCTTCCAGGCGTGGGTTGATTGGGTGCGTGGCATGTTCCAGGACATGCTTGACGGCATCATGGGCATGTGGGACACGGTGACGAACTACATCAAAGGCTTGATGATGAACATCTTGCCGGATTGGGCCATCAACCTGATCAGTGACGATGACAAAGGTTCGGACGATCAGGAAGCACGTCAGGAAGCAGAAAGACCCACGCTTTCAGACTCGCGCCAGACAGCTATGGCGGATGAACAGGCTGTCAACCTACCGTTCGACCGAGATACCGCTGTGGATCGAAGCACCACACAGCAATCATGGAACAGCAACATTGACCAGAACGTCGAGGTCAACATTTCGACCAATGATCCTGAACGGGCTGGTGCAGCGGTGCAGGACGCCTTGCAACGCCAGATGGAAGACACTCGCACCATGAGTAATCGAGGTGGCATGTGATCAGGGACTACATCAACGGTCGTAACAAAGCGCTTCAGGGCGGTGCTGACACGGAAGTCGGCATCGGTGGTTTCACGCTGTTTGCCAAGGTCAATGACGCTACCGACTACACCGCCCAGGTGCCGACTCAAGTGCTGGAAGATGGCACGGTTGCGACTGACCACATCATCAACAATCCGTTGACCATGACGATCAGCGGTGAAGTGTCTGACCTTCACATTCGCCTTGCTCCCCCGCTGCCTATCACCATTCCAAGTGATAGCGCGGTGGGTCAGGTGACAACCCTGCTGCCCAACCGTACCCAGGCGCAACTGAACAAGATACAGTCCATTGGACAAAGCGTCATGGATGCGGTGGATCGTGCTGACAGGCTGATTAACATCGGGCGCAATGCGTTCAATGCGTTCAATCCCCAGGCGACAGCAAAGCCGTTGCGTGAACAGTTCATCGACTTCATTGAAGCGGTGTACTACGGCAAGCAACTGATCAGCGTAGACGCGGCCTACCGGACACACGAAGACATGGCGATTACGTCACTGTCTGTCAGTCGGGACAACCAGTTTGAAGTCATTCGCTTCGAGCTGTCATTGCAGAAAGTGGAATCCGTAGAGCTGATATATACCAACGTTGAACAGTTCTATCAGGCACCCGCGCCAGCTACTCAGGTATCGGTGGCAGGCGAAACCAACCAGGGTGCGCAGGAGACAACAACCGAAGCGGCTGAAGCTGAAGGGACGCGCACACGCTCCCTGGCGTCCTCCATTCTGGGCAGGTAACCATGATTCGAATTGGCAATATCACAACAGACCCGCACCAGCGTCACACGCTGGTGATCGATAATGGTCAGATCACCCTGACGCTGCGATTCCTTCCCGTGGTGCAGATATGGGTCATGGATGTGGAGTACGCGGGCAAGGTGCAACGTGGCATCAAGCTGAGTGCGTCAGTGCTGCACATTCGCAGCTTCAACTTTCCGTTCGATTTCACCGTGGTGCTGACGGACGATACCGGCATTGACCCTTTCCGCCGTGACGACTTCGAGACGGGACGGTGTGGGCTGTATTTTGTCACGCCTGGTGAGATGGTAAACGTTCGTGGTCTGGAGGTGCCTGAATGACCCGGTTCCTTCGTGATTACCAACTGACCATCGGTGTCGGCAATCAAGCGGTGGTTGTGGTTCCGCCTATCAACATCACCTTCAGTGCCACCAAAAGCACGGACGTGGCGCTGAACAAGCTGACCCTGAAGGTGTGGAACTTGCGTCAAGCGAATCGGCTGGCACTGGTGAAAGACGAAGATGAAGACGAGTATACCCCGCTGGAACTGTCGGTAGGTTACCAGGGGCGAATGCCGTTGCTGTTTCGCGGGTCTGTCCACAAGGGTGAGCACCAGCGTGAAGGCGCTGATTTCGTCAACACCATTGAATGCCTGGACGGTGGACAGGATGCGCTGAACAGCTTCACCAGCGTGACAGTACGCGGTAAAGATCAGGCCATACGTGCCGCTCTGGGAGACATGCCGAACACGGTTGAAGGTGCGATCACACCGCATACGCAGCTTGTCAGGCCGAAGGTGTTGGTGGGCAACAGTGCCCGTCTGATCACCGATATGCTGGACGACAACGAAGCCATGTTTATTGATGATGAACAGCTCTTCGTGTTGCGCAATGATGAAGTTCGCACTGACCTGGCACCACTGGTGACCGCACGCACCGGCTTGATGAACAAGCCTCAGGCCAGCAAGGGTGAAGTGACATTCCAGACCATCATGAACCCCACGCTGAAGGTAGCGGGCTTGTGTGAGTTGGCAAGCATCACGGCACCAAGTTTGAACGGTGTCTATCGCATCAAGCAGATCAACTATTCAGGCGACTATACGG